GGGGGCGTTACAAAAGGCATCCCAGTAATAGGATCTACTGTTTGCCCCACAGCTGATTGTGGTGTTATTTGTTGTTGGTTTTGAAACGGATTATTAGCCGTAAAATCGGTCGATGCAGTTAACATGCTGGCAAGGGTAGGGTCAGGTGTTGTTGTTGGTGTAAAATAATTCTGGTTCATTAATTCTTGCACTATTGGATTTGAAGTCGCTAATGTACCTAAACCTTCTTGTGTTAAACCAAGCGGATTATTTTGTGATATTGTTTGGTAATCTTGACCTATTTGGGCAGCAGCCGCATAAGGATTACCACCATATTGGCCTTGTAATAAATCTTGTTGTTCGGTTTCTCCCATCAAACCTCCAAATGCAATATCAAATTGGCCTTGTGGAGTATTTTCCTGTATAGCGAAAACATCATCGATATCACGACCACTATACGCGCCCATTGCATCATAAACATCCAGAGCTGGTCCTAAAACAGTGCCACTCGTTTGCACATTATCCCCTGCTGTGGGATTAACACCGCCAACGTTAAACCCGCCTGTGCCGTATCCTGTAAAAGTAGGCTCACCTGCATACACATTAGGTACAGAAGTATAATTAGGAGTTGTTGAACCTGTAGCGGCATCGTAAATAACTTGTGAGGTAGGGTTATTATCTGTAGCAGTAACATTGCTGAAAAAATCTTCACGTGAAGGCATAGCAGCCAGTGCTTGCGCTTCTAATTCTGCCAGTGTAGCCATATCAAACTCCTTTATCGGATTGGTCTGTTTTAGCTTCTTTATTCATCCAAATACCAAAACAACCTGTCAACGCACCCATACAAATAGAAACTAATCCAGATTGCGCAACACTTGGGTCAGGTAAAGTCATAAACCAATGCACTGCTTGATAAGTCAAAACAGTAACAGCAAGCATCATCAAACGCGGCAGTATTTTCAACTGATCAATCATCGATGCAGTTAATTGTACCATTAAAATACACCTTTAAAACCTATCCCACGTAAAGCAGCCCCACCACCACGACTAACGCTACCACCACTGGAATGATCACTTGTTGCATCCATAAGGGCAGCATTGCCTTTAACTTTTTTAGTCTTGCCACCTTTTTTCTCACCCATCTTACCACTGCCCATAGATTTGCCTTTGCGGTTATCAAATCCATAAACTTGGAACATTTCTGCTTCAATCTCTTTAATTTTATCTTGGTCATCCATATCCATAGCTTCTTTAAGCATATCTTTTAACATCTTTATACGCTTATCTTTCATAACTACCTCCGTTGCTGGTTTTGCTGTTGTCGCATCATAGCGATCCGCGCTCGCATCTGCGCTATATCTTCCTGAGAATCTATACGCTCACGTGCTACATTTGTTTGTTCTGCATTACGCTGCGCATCCATAGCCAAACGCTGTTGGTCTACTTGGTTATCCATTTGTATTTGCTGTTCGCGCAAGGCAAGCTCTTGCTTTTTAACTTCAACTAATGGGTCTTGCTGCGGTTGCGGCGGTTGTTGCTGCTGGAACTGCGCAACTAATTGTGCTTGCAACTGAGCAATCATTTGTTCTTGCTGGGCAGGGTCTACTCGTTGTCCTGCTTGTTGCATCTGCTGTTGCGCCATAACCATAGCTTTTAAACCAAGATGTTCGTAAATATGTTTTTCTAATATCATCAAAACAGGGGGCTGCATCTGCGCAACCTTACTATTCATATAAGCTAAATGCACCGCAATATGACTATCGTGATCTTGGTCACCAAACGCCTGTAATTTACCTTGGCCTTTAGCTGCCTCACTTGCTTTTTGGTTTTCGGTAGCTGGGTTCTCAGGAACAGGTTGCGGAGTAGGCTTTAAAATTTGTTCAATATTATTTACACCCAAAGCCTCATACACACGGCGATACGCTTCATGTAGATTATGCAAATCGGGTGCAGCCTGAGCTAATTTTAATTGCTCTTGCGCTAAAACCACTCGTTGCGACATACTAAAAATATTCGGGTCACTCACAGGTAATATATCTATCCGGCCATCAAAATCTTGCAACTTTATTTGGCCTTCAACACCTACCTGATAAGGGTACGGCTGGGGGTCTTCTGCAATTAATCGCGCTAACATCTTCAATTCTAACTTCATCGCAGCATGTAAGCGTTTATGCACCGCACTTACGATTTTTGCACCACGTTCTAACAGCGCAATCGTTGTTCCTACAGGCATTTCTTGCCGACCATCGCCAACACCCATATCTGTAGTGCCAATAAACCGTTGTGCAGCAGTCACAACAAAACCCATCAATTGGAATAACGTTCCAGAAGGCTCTTTATACGGTAATGGCATTAAAGAAGTTCGTAAATCACCTCCAGGAACATCAACATCTCTAAATTCTCCCGGTTGTAATGGACTACCTTCATCAGATATTCGTAATCCACGCGCTTTAAATCCTGCTGGCATATTAGCTAATGTACCAGCATCAATTAATTGGCGTAAATTAGCTGTAGCTGTCCTACTTAGGTTTCCTAATAAATGAATTAAACCAAAACCGTAAAAACCGAGTCCTGGAGTAAACTTATACTGCACAAAATGCGGTATTTTTGCCTTCATCGCATCATTTGCACGGAAATTACGGCGTATTGACAATACTTCAGACGTATCTTTACTCACACTTACCACATAAGGGAGCTTAATTCCTGTTTCTTCGCCATTAGCACCTATATCTGGGTATTCGGAAAGGTCCAAGTAACAGTGGCATTCGTAAATTGTCACCATTTCATCATTACCTGTGGAACTTTTGCCTTCTAATTTGTCATACGCATCATCAACTTCATCAGTATCGCCCTCTGTATCCTCGGGTACCTCTACATCTAAGTAAAAACCAGCTACTTGTAACTTGCGTAGCTCATTTTGTGACATCTGCAATACATGCGTAACGCGCTCTGCCGTGCGCAAATCAGTAGCCGTGTACGGTACTACTACATCTTCCGCTGGTACGAACTTACTTACCACTCTACCTAAAGCATCATCACGGTAAATTTTCTTAAAAGCTGAACCAGCCAAACCCAAATAGTACAACATCTGGTCAAATTCTGGTTCATACTCTTCCATCTCGTACATAATCATGTAATTCATGTAATCTTGTACGCGGCGAGCCTGTGCTTCTACCTGTGGGTTAGGCAATCCAACAATATTAGCTCTTACTGGTCCAGTTGAAGGTAACATCTCCTTATAAGCACCAGCCTGAAACTGCGTTACAGCTTCATTCAATATTGGGTGGATAACTCCCGTTGCACCATCAAACGGTTCAGTACGGTTTTCATACCGCATACCCAGCAAATCCAAACCCTTAATATACGTATCACGCCAATCTTCACGGCTATTTTCATCATCCTCTACAGAATCTAACACATAACTAGCAACATCACTCAATGTATCATCATCAACAAACTCTGCTAAATTATCAAAAAAATCAGCTGGTTCCTCACCACGCCGTAAATCATCTTCGCCAAATACAACCTCAGCACCACCATCGGGTTCATCAACAACTTCTACGTTAAGGAAGTCATCTTCTTGTTCGGCCAAATCAACCTCAACCTCACTTAACATATCGTTCGGGGCTTGCAGTAACGATCTATCTACATTACTCGGGCGCGGTTGTATTGCCATTTTAATCCTTACCTATTTTAAACCCACGTCTAACAAGGAAATTCATAAAACCTTTTGGTCCTAATCTACCCTCTTGTACAGCCAGCAACCTCTTAGAAATTTCAGAAGAACTTGTGCCTTTTTTGCCTGATCCTTTGGCTGAAACTTTAATTGGTCCTTTTTTATTTGGCATCTATACCTCCACTAGTAATATATCCTCTGCCTAGGAACACTATCTTCCTCTTCATAATCCTCTGGGTGCGCAATAAAACCGCCCTCGCGGAATCGACGCAACGCCTGTGTTACCGTATCAACAAAATCATCGTTCTCGCCAGCCGGAAACGCAGCGCATTCCTCTATTACCTCCTCAGCCCATCGGGTATCTGGAGCCCATACTAAACCACTTTCTAACAAAGGTGCAATTGAATTTACTCGCGTAAACTTATCATTACCTCTCGACGGACTGTAATTCGTCACTGGTATACCCATATTACGCAACTCTTGCGTCAACGGCATACCACTAGCTTTTGCCTCAATCAATACCATCTCAGGATCCCAATACTTAAATTCCTCTAACGCAACACGGCGCAACTCAGGGAAATCCCATCTACCACGCTGCGCATCAACCAAAATAATATTAGCTGGGCCTCCCTCCTCAGGGTAAAAAACTCCCCAAGTAGTTATCGCACTATAATCCGCAGACTCGCGCTTACTAAACGCCGTATCATAAGACTGCATCACATACTGCAAAGTAGGTATATCTTCATCTTCCCACCTACGCCACCAATCACGCTTCAATATCGCAGACTGTTCACTCGTTGGGTTCTGCTGCCATTGCGCCTCCCACTTACCAACAGACAAACTACCCTTTACACTTAATAAATCATCTTTCTTCCAAAACTCAGGCCACAATGGTTCATCACTCTCAGGCATCAAAGCAGGAAACTCTACAATATCCCATTTATCCGCTAAAATATCTCGCGCTTGCTGGCGCACCAACTTACCTGTCAAATCATTCTCTGCCCATCGGGTCATAATTATCACTATAGACCCTCCAGGTTGAAGGCGCTGCCGAGGTCCAGACGTATACCATTCATAAGCATGCTCCAACGCCGTAGGACTCAACGCATCCTGCTCACTGTGGGGGTCATCAATAATTAACAAATCCGCACCTCGGCCAGTCACCGCACCACCAACACCAGCCGCAAAATATTCTCCACCCTTTTCAGTCTCCCATCGGCCAGCAGCCTGACTATCAGCTCGCAAACTAACATCACTAAACACTCGCGTATATTCACCCGAGTTCATCAAATTACGTACCTTACGTCCAAATCTAAACGCCAACTCCGCTGTGTGCGTCGTCTGCATTATCTTCAATCGGGGGTTACGTCCCATCAACCACGCCGGTAACAAATAACTACCAAACTCACTCTTAGTATGGCGCGGCGGCATATTCACAATCAATCGCTTTAATTCACCACGCGCAATCGCATCAAACTTCTCAGCCATTATTCGGTGGTGGCGTCCATTAATAAACTCAGGCCATACCGCCAAACAAAAATCCATAAAATGTTCACGCGCAGCCTCAGCCGCTCGAATATCCTTAGCTCTATCCAACAAATGCGCATATCTACGCAACTTATCTTCTGGCATCAACTCAATGTTCATACTTTTCTCTTACATCGAAAATTTTTACAGGACAATGAACCTATAACAAAAATCACAAAAAAG